GGCATTTTAATCAACCTGAAGTATTAATTAAATTAAAGCACGACCCTGATGTACAAAAACAATTTATGAGACTGCGGGAGTTAGCTAAGAAATATATAGAAACTGTAATTAATAAACCGCAGATTTCACCTAAATTAGCTCATTTTTTTGCTAATGATTGTAAAATATTAGACAAACTTGATTATATGGTGCAGGTAGCGAATGGAGAATCAGTATTTCGACAAGTACCGTTTTCCGTTTGGATATCTGGACCACCTAATCAAGGAAAGTCTCTTATGGCTTTAGCTTTATGTAAATTACTTAGACCTAAGGGATGGGAAGCTGATGCTAATCTTGTATACCCACGTGACTTGTCTGATGAATTTTATTCTCGCTACAATGGCCAGCATTGTATATATTTTGATGATGCTTTTGCTTTTAATGATGAACAAATGGCCAAAATGGTAGCAGAATTTTTGACAATTGTTAGCAATATACCAAAAGGACTTAATATGCCATCTCTTGATGATCCAACTATAGGAATAAAAGGCATGCGTTTCCAATCGGAAGTGGTAGTTATAACAACTAACGTACCATTTCCTAAGCCTATGGGGATGGCAGAACCAAGAGCTTTATGGCGTAGAAAGAATTGTCATTGGGTCCTTAATGTGAAGCCAGAATTTTGTGTAGGAGGAGTACCACAGTACCATCTTTTGACGCAAGAACAACAAGACACCTGCTCTTATTTAACATGGCGATTACATGATTCCACTAACGAAGACCCGAATGCTTGGTTGACACCTGAGATGAGTACTGAGCAAGCCATGTTGCATACTTTGAAATGCTATCAATTCCATACTACGAACCAAGAGAGTCTTATGAAAATGTATAAAAAGATCCCTATTGTTGAGAAAGTTCGAACTGATTTTTTTGCGAGGCAAGATGCTGAAGAAGAGAAAAATAAAGAAATTCGAAAATTAGTAGGACCATTGATAGGGAAGAAGAGTGTTACATTTCATGAAGACGGTCATTCCGAAGGATTTACGGACATTGTGAAGAAAATTTCTAGGGGTTGGCGTAATCAAGGTTATGATCGCAATATACCCGGAGTTTTTCAGAAGGTTTTCCAGCCAGGTGAGAATTACGTTCGGAATGAAGTATGGAATTTGAAGCGTGATGAAGAATATACTAGATCTGAAGAAATTTGGTACGATGCTATTGATGAAGGGAAAGATCCAGAATATGAAGTTTATAAGCATCGTATGGAAGTTTTAGCGAAAAAGCAAGGTGTTGTTCTTGAAAACCCATCCGGACCACTACGAGAAAGAAAAAATCCTGTTATTGATGACAGTGGTGAATTGAGAGTTGTGGCGGATGCAGGTGAGATTGTCTCAGAAAGATTTTCTTTAGAGCAGCAGCTAAAGCAGAAGCAAAGAATATTTGGAGATGAAGAAGATGGCATTATACAAAGCGTTCTTAATGAGCTTGATCAAATTACTGGCGAGTGGATGATTAAACATCCTTGGATATCCACTGTTATAACGTTTTGTGCAGGTGTAGGAGTTGCTTTTGCTATATCATCTCTTGTTAGCTGGGCCATTAAAGGAACTGCTTCTATTCTCAAAGGAAAGCTTGAAGATGCTAAGGAGTATTGTGGTTATACTAGAGAGTATGTGTTACCGTGTTTGCATTGCAAATGCGATTCACCTACTGTAAAGTATGATCCCAATAAACCTTGTGAGTGTGATTGTCATCAAGGACACTCTGAAGCAGCAACCGGAAGAGGTTATGAACAAGGAAAAGGGCCCAATAGACGTGTGAAATATAATAATAGAGTCGTCCATGAAAGAGCAAGACGACAACAATTTGAACGATTCCTTGAAGAAGTTGGAAATACTGATTATGACTCTCATACTGCAAATGAGATTGAAGATTTTTTGCCGCAAGTAGTACGATTGTATATGCCAGATTTTGCGGATCGACAATTAACAGCTTTTCGATTTTCTGGCACTTTTGCACTCGTACCCTACCATTTTTTCTGTGGTGACAGGGAACTTGTACCTGAAGGAACACCTTTTCAGGTTATTTTCCCTGGTGGTCCAGTATTCGATTTGAAATTTGAAAGACGACATCTCTATGAATTAGATGAAATTGACTTTGAGGAAACAACTGAAGATAATAAGAAAGTCAAAGCTAGAAGACATAGAGATGCTTGTGTTTATGATTTGGGACCACGTATACCAGCAGCACCACTACGAGTGAAACGTTTTATGACGCGTGAAGATTATGGACACCACAATGCGCAAGCTGGAGCAGTTTTAACGACTCGTTTGATTGGCGATAAAATCTTCCATCATACTATTCATACACCAAAAGTGTATTATCAATCAGAATATTATGGTGATTATAACGCCAATGATAGACCAGGGGCAATAGCTTTCACTAACATAAATAGCTATAGCTATGTTGCTCCTACCGTTGATGGTGATTGTGGTGCTTTAGTGCTAGGGTGTGGTAAGACGACAACTAGACGCATCCTAGGCATTCATGTTGGAAAAGTTAATAAGACAGGACGGTGTTTTTCAGAACCAGTTTTTGCTGAGGATTTAGAACGATTTGTGCCGCGTACCCAAGGGCTTGTAGAATTACCTCCTAGAACTATTCAGGAGGAGCCTGTACGCTTTGTTGTGTCTAACCAATCTTTTTCCGTATTGGGAAAAGTTGGTCCAACAAACCAAATCTTTCTACCTACAAAAACTGTTTTTTATAAAACACCTTTCTTTGGGATCTTTGGTCCAAGTGATAAATCACCATCTGTATTGTCACCAAAAGATCCACGTCTTGAAGTCGAAAATTTTTCGCCATTGCTCGCCGGAGTCAATAAGTACCATCAAAGTGGATATTTTAAAACAGATATCCTAGAAATTTGCTTTGAGCGAGCGAAAGAATATTGGGGTAAACCAAAAACAAAACCCTATATTCTTTCTTGGCATCAAGTAATAAATGGTGAACGAAGTATGAACCATATGAAACATCTTAATTTTGGTTCTTCTGCTGGTCACCCGCTTGTTCTTGAAGATAGCTCAAAGAAAAAGAAACATCTCTTTGAGGGTGAACCATGCAATTATGTCATCAAGTCTAAGTTGCTGCAAGAACGTTTAGACGAACGAATAGCGCTTGGACGTGATGGTATTCAATTGCCTGATTCACTTTGGTGTGACACATTGAAAGATGAGTTGCGACCATTAGCAAAGATTGCAGTGGGTAAAACCCGCGTTTTTGCGAATGGCCCAATTGATTTTACAATGTGTGGCAGGAAGTATGGTGGTCATTTCTTTAACCACTTCTATGATTCATATCAATGGACTCCATCTGCTGTTGGTATGGATTGTGAAAGTGGTGATTGGGATGATCTTGAGAGCTATCTTAAAGAAGTTTCTGACTATGGTTTTGCAGGCGACTTTGGGCGTTTTGATGGATCCCTCGCTCCTCAGATAATGGACATGTTTAGTGATCTTTGGATTTCTTACATGTCCACTGCTGATGGCTGGGATAAAGGATGTGACAACTTTGTGCGAACTATGGTCCATGAAATTATCCACACCACTCATCTTTGTATGGATGGTGTGTATATTTGTCATGGTGGGAATCCTTCTGGCAATTTCTCCACTGTCATAATCAACTCATTCGTTAATTGGATGTATTTTGCTTATGCGTGGATGGAGTTGGCACCAGGACCCCAATACAAAACCATGAATTCCTTTGAGGAATTTGTTCGCATCAAAGTTTATGGTGATGATGCAAAACTTGCAGTCCATGATAGTGTGGCAAGTTGGTATAACATG